GTGTATTTAACTAAGTCTGCTCTTGTTATAAGTAGTACCTCTGCCATTATTGAAATCTTTTGTTAGTTGGTAAAAAGCCATTAAAAGGTAAATTCTTTGGTTGTATAGATACCTCGAATGGGTTTCTAATTTTATAACCTCTTTTCTCTGCTGTTGACGTTGCTATTTTTACAGCATCGTTTGATAATGGACTAACTCTGTCTGTGTTTAGTGATGCGTAAACTTCCCTTCTAAAACTATGGTGGCAGCCGCCTCCGCCCTTATATTTCCATACCGAATAGCGATTTTTATCACCATTACCAGGACCCCAACCTGGGTTAACATTTGGATCTTCACCCATTGCTATAATATCCTCTTTTCTGTACAACTTATTAGCTTGTAACATTGCTTTACAAAATGGTCTTGAGTTTTCTTTTAATAGCCCTGTGTAACGATAACGAGTCATAAATTTCACATCTTTTACCACATCATCTTGCTCACTCTTAGCCATTGGATTCGCTTTGCCTGTTTTAACAAAGTTTAGTAATTGTCTGCTAAGTTTAACTTTTTCAAAATCGAACTCATCGCTACCATCATCATCAAAGGCATCAATTAAAATCCAGCTATCATCACCAACCTCACCATAACTATCAACCCAACTTTGCGCACTCATTTCTACCCCTGTTTCCTCTGCTACTTGCTCTTGGTTTTGTGCGTTCTCTAAATCGGTAAACTCTAAAGGTTGTAATGTCTTGAAATAAAGTTTTAAGCTAATACCATTAAATCCTAACAACATTTCAATAGCTTCAATTACTTCATCTTGGTAAGGTTTAATTACCATATTGTCAAATAAGATAAAACTATTTTTTAACTCATCTGCATTTGAACTAAAACCTGTTGTTGTAGCAATACCAAATAATAATGGACTTGTAACGTTATGACTAAGCATAATTTTCTGCATTGCCTCAGTTGCTAAATATTGGTAGTGTTCAGGAGCATCGTTTAATGGAATGTCAGTTACAGTTGTTTCATTCTCTTTATTTGCATTGAATGATACAATAACCTTTTGTCCTTTTGTTCCTGTTAACTTGGATTTTACTCTATTACTTAACTCTATTTGTTTCTCCTCTTGTGGTACAACTCCGTTATTAAAGTTTACTATTTTAGTACCACTAAATCCGTTCTGTACATCATTAATCAAATAGTCTGCAATATCTGATTCTAAAACCGAATAAGGCAACCCACCGATATAATCAACATTAGCAAAATATTTCAAACCTACTGAATAAGGCTTAAAGTAAAGTATCTCAATTTCTCCCGATCCAAAACCAAAAGCATCTAATCTTTTAGGTTTAAATTTACGAGGCTCTGCCCAATTATCAGAATAGTAGTACGCTTCAATTTCTCCATCCTTATTGCATTTCTCAGGTGCTAATAATTGCACAGGTATGTGATAAGCTTTTAAAATCTTTTTTCTGTCCTTAGAGTAAAATACTTGTAATGCAAATTGCCCTAACATTTTTCTATCTACAATAACCTTGCGTAAATCGTTATCAGAAATTAATGTTTTTAGTTGTGCGTATTCGTTTGGTTTTCTGCTGGCATCTAATGCGCTTAAACCTCTACCATAAACTAATTTGCTTACATTGTTTATAATTGCAGAATTTGTAGTACTATTATTATAGCAGTCTATAAGATACTGAAAATAACTATTATTCTCACCTAATAAAACCCAATCATTACTATTTGATTCTTTAATTGTAGGACTTACATAAGCCGATAAATTAAAGATATTAAAGTTCTCACTCATAAACTATAAATTCATTTGTTGTTGTGTTACTTACATACGTTCCATCGTTAACACTAAAAGTTACAATTGGTTGGTCTGTACAAAATATCTTATCGTAAAATAATACATCTGTTCCGTTTCTCAATTGTAGCACGTAAGTATGGTTTTCTATTAACTCAAATTCTGCCTCTACTATGGTAGTATAATCACCAACCGCTAAAGCTATAATAGTTACTTCAGTAGTTACATTCGTTTGCTCATCAGTAATAAACATACCATCAATATCGTTTGAACGTGGTATGCAATGGAAAAACTGACTGCCTGTATCTGTTGTTAATACTATCATACTAATATAACCAAAATTAAAGTTTTTGTATTAAAAAAGGGAGTACAAACTGCACTCCCTGATTTTTTTAGTTTAGTTTAATCTTATGCCAATACAATAGTTGCATCATCAAAAGCCGTAGCTAATGCAGCATCTGTTGTTACATCAATTAAGTTAGCAAGTAATTTCTCAGAACCTACAAGTGTAAGTTTGTAACCTGTGAAATCACCTAATGCAGTACCGTTTTCTACTGAAGCAGTTGTTAACTCCATACCCCAATTTAAACCACATAAGTAGTATTGGTTGTTTCTTGTTTTAACAATTACGTGAGGTCTTCCGTAAGCCATCAATTTAACGTTTTTATGCGTAGTGATGTCTTGTTTCTTTAACTCAGCTGTAATCGTTTGTTCTACGAATGTAGTACCATTTTCACGAGAAGGTGTAATTACCTGGCTCATTGTGTTAGTACCTTTTAATTCGTATTTATAGATACTCGCAACTCCTGTTACTGCATCTATTACGTCTGTATTCGTTACATCGTAAGTAATATCTGCTGCCTCAATTCCATAGTTAATGAAATAAATTGCATCAATACCACCTACTGCATCTTTACAAACCTCTGCTCTACCATTTGCTATATCACAAGCCATAATTTTTTAGTATTAAAAAAGGGCGGTGTATATTGCACCACCCTTTAAGTTTATAATTTAGTTAATTAGTTAGCTGCGTTTGTGATTCCGTAAGTAACGATGTCTGATACTGAATGATAGTTAACTGCCATTCCAGCACGTAAAACGATTCTCACGTTTTGATCTCCTAATGTTTCAGCAGTATCAATTACTTTAACCTCGTTTGCATCATTCAACAAACCACAACCGAAAAACAAGTTATCAGTAGTTGTTGCGATTGCTACGTTTGAAGCTAAACCATTTGCTACGAACATTTGAATACCATCAAAAGACAAAGCACTCATGTTAGAATACCATTGTGTCCCTTGATTGTTAGAACCATTAGCACCTAATCCACTTGCTCCGAATCCACCCAATGCTCTTACATAAGCCTTAGCAATGTTTTGTGGTACATATATTCTCAAATCATCTCTACCATAAAGTGCAGCTGGAATTGCATCTACAATTTTACCTAACTCAGTAATTACGTTAGCAGCAGTTACAGTTGTTCCAGCTACTTCGTTAGCAGTTGGTAATGCAGCATCAGTAGTTAATAAAGTAACGATACCATCAATTTGTCCTGAAGTTGCAGCAGCACCTCTCCAAATAGCAATCTCAATTTCTTGAGAAACTTTATCAGAAACGTAAGCTAACAAATAATCAGTAAATGATTTTGCTAAAACTTTGTTTGCAGAATAACCCATTTCCTCAGCTTGCCAAGTAGCGTAGAAATCTTTTTTACACAAGTTCAAGTTAACTTGGAAATTTTCAATCGTTAAATAACGTTCTGTTAAGTCGATAGTTGAAAGTGGTGTAAAGTCGCAAGTAGAATCTTTTAAAAGTCCATCAATTGCAAGTTTGTGCATCACTGCTTTGTAAGCAATGTTTGGTACGATTGTCATACCTCCATTGCTCAATGTGTTACCACTTAAAAGCGCAGCACGTACCCATAGCTTAGAATCTTGTCCAGCGTATGTAGTTGTAATGTTTGTTGTTGTTGCCATTTCTTATTTTTGTTTTATTATTTACTATTGTATATTGATTCCAAAATAGAATCTCTACGACCTTTTGGTGCTTTCTCTGATAAACCAACTAGTTCTAATTCGTTTACATTTTCAGGGTTAAAAGAAATAGGCTTAGGTGTTTCACTCAATTCTACTTCCTCCTCCTCAACTTTTGTTAACTCTAAAATCTTAGCTTCTAATTCTACAATTTTAGCTTCCATTTCCTCCATAGAGAATTTGTACTCTTTAGATGTAGATTCGATAATAGATTTTGGTGTAGGTGCTGTTGTTGCTTTCTCTGCTTCAACTTCTGCTACTTCCTCCTCTGCTACTTCTTCTTCTTCCATTGGTGCATCCATAATTGATTCAATGATACCTTCAACTACTACGTTAAGTAATCTACCATCTTCTAATTCGTATGGTTGTCCTTCTTGGTTTACAGGTAATGGAATTTTTTGCTCATCTTCTGTAAGGATGAAAACCTCCATATCAGGTGCGAATGAATCAGCCTCAATTTTAGTCACTCCATCCATCAACATCATTTGTTCGAGTTTTACCTCCATACCTAAAGCTACCATAATAGACTTTAATATTTTGCTTGAATTTTTCATTTTTCTACTTCGTTTAATATTATAACCTTGTTTTTTTTGCTTGTAACATTTTTAACGTTCATTAGATGTTACCCTTACCTCAATAGTATGGTTAACATTGCTAATTGTGTGTTCTGTTGTTGCTCCTATTCCTTGTGCTTTTAACTCGCCTGTGCAACATTTAACGTTGTATGTACCATCATCACATAAACAACCTTTTTTACCTCCTACTGGACTTGCTTTCTTTGCCATAATTTATTATTTTATTTGTAACCATTTATTTCTAATCAAAAAATCATAAACATCTTGCGGTGCGTATTGCTCAGGATCGTTTACATAAGGCTTCATTGTTAACTCTGAACACCAAAACAAACCATTGTTTCTATATCTTTGGTGCATAGTGTCCTTAGTTTTAAAGATATTTTTTATCAAAGACTTTCCTAAACCTAAAGCAAACCCTTTTTTATCGTATCTAACACCGCTAAACTGCATAAACCAATCACTTAAGTCATTCGTTGTATTAGGATTCCTAAATACTACATACTCATAATCAAATTCACGCATCCATACATCGTACAAACGTGGCATACATCCACCCTCTTGTGCATCGAAAATATAAGTTTTACCATTTAATTCAATAACCTGTGCAGTATGAGACCATTGTCCGTTTGTAGCCTTTAAAATAGTTTTACTAAGTTGTGACTTACCTACACATACTAAAATATCGTTTACTTTTAATTCCATTATGACAGTATAGTATAAAGTTTATCAAACAAGTCACTTACAGATGTAGGGGCAACTCCGTTTACACTTTCAACTTTTAGTATATTAGGTTGCAAAGCATCGTAAATATGAGATATTGCAAACGTCTTACCATCGTTGGTGGTGTATTCAATCCATGTACTTTTTAAAGCAACATTTTGTACAGTATCTTGCACCCTAAAAAACTTACTAAACCCTAAAATAGGTGCATAATCGTTTAAGATAAAAAGCAAACCTCTTGTACTGCTTGTTAATTGTATTCCCGTTGTTATCATACTGTTTCTCTAAAATTTACTGATGAGTAAAATGTTTCTGTTGTACCAGCTAATCTCTGAACTCCAATAGCTACAATATCTGAAACTTCTGAAATTGACGAACCTATAACGAAATCTGTGTCTAACAAAGCATCTGCTCCTGAAGTTACAGTATTTGTATCTGTTGCAAGTCCCGTTAGTAATTCTGTGCCTCCGCTTATCGTTGTTGCGTTTGTTGGGTAAGCGTATTCAATTGCACTATTGGTTAATGATATCCAACTAAACGCAGTGCCAGTAACTGTTGGGTTTAAAATAATGTAGTAAGCGTATGTTGATGCTGATGTACATTCTATTGATAAGTTTAACAATCGAACTAAAGCACCTAAATAACCACTCTTTAAACGCAAGGCAATCAATGGATAAATCAAAGCATCATTGTTAGTTGTAAGTGTGTTTGTCGCTCTGTTCAAACTTCTCGGATAACCTACATCTGTTCTACCTCCCTCAGTAATAACAGTAGAACAAATATGTACTAAACTGCTTGCCGTACCCGCACCACTATTAGTTATCTCATATCTCAATGGTAGGTTTGGAGTACTCATATAAACTAAAGTATTTATATTTGAGTTATGAACCGAATGACAGTAGTAAGGTGCACCATCAACAAAGAATCCAAAGCGAATAGTACCAACTCCCAACCACTCATAATCCATGAAGTATATCAAAGTTTTAGTAAGGTCTAATGTTATTCCACTCGCACCCGTTCCATCCAACTTATCAATATTCCAACTTGATTGGTTTATAGTTGTTGTAACTGCTGAACCGCTTGTGAAAGTTCTAACATTGACACTTAAAACTGAATTTGCGTACTGAAAAAATAACCCATTCTTAGAATTAAACTGTCCTAATCGTTTCGTTATTCCACTTCCAGCAGTACCCATAATCGCAGTTAAAATAATCAACTGACTTTTACCACTCTGATAATTAAAATGTCTGTATGTTTGTCGTGCCCTAACCCCAGCAGTTGCATTACTTACCGCTATAGTTGTACTTGCTTGGTTTGTGTTGTATGTTGTTGTTGTTCCTGAACCGCTTATCTGTTGATCATCCCAAAACAAAGTCTGAGTATCTGATACTTGTTTACTATCGAATACTGTTTGAGGATTTGATACTCGCAACCTCGCAAAGGCATCTAAGTTCATTGTAGGTAATACCTTTAACTCATTTGCATCTGTTACCTCAGCACCATTACCACTCGTTGCACCGAATATATTTAAACGTCTTAATAAACTCATACTACTATCCAATTTGCACCTGTTGACCGAATGACAAAGCACTCATCTTGGTATATTGTTTGTGTTAAATCTCCTTGTATTGTTTCGATCCCAAAAGCATCTAATGTAATAACTCCACTCCCTGTATTCGTAATCTCAAAACATCTACCTGTAATTCCTATTGCAGTAGGTAGTGAAATATTAAACGTTCCACTTGTACAATTTACTGTGAAATCGGATGGAGTCAAAGTATAGTTAGCAGTTTTTTCAACGTATGGTGTGCCTGATGGTGCTAAACCTACCGCAGTAACGAAATCACTAAAAGCAATCTTTTTAGGCACATCACTTGCTACATCATCTAAAAATAGTGAATCTGTAGCTACTAAAGTAGTGACTTCTTTAAACCTTACAAAATATGGAATCTCAGCCATTTAAACCATCTTTTATGATGTTCTTAATAGTTTCTCTAATATCTTCAATAGAATGACTATTTTGTAACTGTTCAAAACCTTCATACTTCCCCTCAATACTAAACCCTTTGTAATCTCCACGCTTTACCGCTTGCCATTCCTCATCATTGTAAATCTTCATCATTACAGCCCAACCACCTAAGATTGGTTTAAGGTTGTACATATTTACTTTGTCGTACTTCTCATCTTCTGTAATCCAACTTTCAATAACGCTTGCACCCTCGATTTTATTCTCGTGTTCAGTTGTTACGTTATTCAAGTTTAATTGCTTCATATAAAGTTCCGCAGTATGTCTTACTGTTTCTGCACTAAAGAAAATATTAAACTCTTTGTCTTTAACTTTACGATAAATCTTTTTATCAGGAATCAAAGCATATCCTACTACGATTCTCTTTTCCTCATCAACTACTTTCAATTCAATTTGATGTGAAGATAGATGTACCCAATTTTCTTCAATAGCTGGATTTTCTACTAAGCTAATAGCAAAGACACCATCCTTTTCAATGTCTTTAATTGTTAATTCAATATCTTGTAACTTTTCCATATTATTATAACCTAAAGTGTTGCGTTTTGTATTCTATTTCTATCTAAAGCCTGTGCGCTTGTAACTTCTCCACTCACTACATACGCTTGAATAGGTTGTTGTGAAAGTTGCGCTAATTGGTTTTGTCCGTTGTTACCCACTACATTAAAATTAGGAGCATTAACAGAAGCACCTCCACTATCTGAACCACCACCTCCACCACTTGGTGCATTAGCACTACCACCCTCAAATTTAGTTTTAGCAATCGCAGCAACACGAACTAAACCGCTTGCAGTTGCTATACCAGCAGCAATAGTTTTTATTCCGATACCTCCAGGTGTTTGAGCAAATGCACTTGAAGCACCTTGATAAGTATCGATTAAAGCAGTGGCAATACTCGCAGCCTTTTTTATCTTAAATGCTTTACGTGCGCTTGCCTCATCTTTTTTACCGAATAAATCAGCAAGGTCTGAAATTAAAGTCAATCCTTGCTTTGTTAAACTTATCTTTGCTTGTTGTAATTCTTTTTGCCTTTCTAATTCCTTATCTGCTGTTTCTTTGTTTTGTTCGTCTAATGCTTTTTGAGTTTCTTCATTTAAAGCTAACTCTTGTTGTGCGTAAGTTAGGTTTACATTATTTAATTCATTTAACCTTTGCTCCTCTAATTCCGTTGTATCAATATTGTATTGTTTTGCCTTTTCAATAAGGTTAAAATACTTATCGTTCACATCTTGTAAATCTTGGTCTTGTTGGCTAAGTTGTTTTTTATTATACTCCTCGTTTTGTTGTTCTAATTCTGCTCTAAATTCATTCTCTAATTCTCGAATATTATCTAAACGTTCTTTCTCTATTTGCGCTAATCTTCTTAACTCCTCCTCTTGTGCTTTTTTATCTTCCTCCCTTCTTTGTCTTTGTGCCTCTTGTCTTTGTTTTCTGTCACTTTCTAACTTAATCTCAGCTTCGGATTTTATACCTACTGCATTTTCTGTAACTTCAGCATCTTGTAATAATTTTTGCGCTTGCTTACTTATCGCTTCAGATTGTTCGTCTAAAGATTTTCTATTCTCTTTTACTCTTTTTTGTTGGTCTTTTTGTTGCGCTTTTTGGAATCCTTCAATGTCACCGCTGGCAATTTTAAATGAGTTTAACGTCTTATCTAAGAATGTTGTTTGATCCTCAAATTGCAAACTTATTGCCTCCGCTTGTTTCTCTGCTGACAATGCAAATAATGCGTTAGCTTGCGCACGTAACCCCATAGCTTTTACATAAGCACTTGCTTTACTATTATAAAGTTCCTCTGCTTGCGCTAATGTTGTAGCCTTACCAAACGCATCACCTAAACTTTCGTTATACGTTTGTAGTGCTTCCTCTTTACTTATTACACCTTGTTTAGCTAAATCAAATGCGCTCTTAACTTGGTTTGTTTTTAGTATAGCATCCTGTGCGCCTTTACGATAATCTTCTAAAGTTTTATTGTATTCCTCTTGTCCTGTTTCTGCGCCTAAAATTGACTTTTTAACTTTATCCCAATTAGCAGCTAAAGCACCAACCGCCACAACAAATAAACCAATACCTGAAGCAAGTAAAGCACCTTTTAAACCTTTAAATGTATCACCAATTACTGCGCCTAATTGTTTAAACGAATCCCTTGCCTCACCAATACCTTGAATACCTTGTGACAAAGCCATTGCACTTTGCACCTTAAGTAATGTTTCTTGCACCGCTTCACCCTCAACACCAACTAAACCTAACGCACCCTCAAAGGCTTGAAATCCATTAAGCACTCCACCGATTGAACTCGATAAAGCATTAAACTTAGCATCAGGGTTAAAGGAATCCGTTAATGCTTTAGCATCACCAATAGCATCTTTTAATTCTGCTGCACGTTTCGCTGCTTTAATTGCCTCTTGTGATGTTGCACCAAACCTTTCACTTAATTGGTTAACATCGTTCTGTGCTTCACGTAATTGTGATTTTAAAGAACCTAAGTTACTCTTTACCTCTAACTCTATAATTTTTTTTTCAGCCATTGTTTAATTTTTTTCTAAGTAAAACCTCACGTTTCTTTTGCTTGTAAATTTCTGTAAAACTAAAAGTATGTTTATATTTTCCTTTGGCAATATCTATAACCTCAGATTGTCCGTACCAATCATCTAACTTTAATAAATCTAAAATATCTTTTATCATGGGTTTTGTATTATTAGTTGTGTTGTTTGTGTTGTTCCGTTAAACCATGTGTACTCTAAATCTAAAGTAAAGTAAACATTTTCACCTTCCTCAGTTCTGCGTATAAATCCATCTTCTGTAATTCTTATATTACCATCTTCTGTGATACGTTGGTAAACTCTTTCAGGATTCGCGGGCACACAAACTACTGCTATGCCATCCCTTGTAAATACACTTGGAGTTATTGTAACACCAGCATCAGAAGACGTAACCTCTACACTTAAAGCCCTTTGAATTAAGCCAGCCCTCAGTTGTCTATTTATTAATATAGGAACTTGAATACAATTACTTCTGTAATCTGTTGTAGAAGTATTCGATACTATTGGTCTAAAGTCATTTATTAAAGTGAATGTTGTTTCTCCATCCGTAAGGCTTGACTTCATCTCGTTAATAATGTAACGCTTATCCCGAATAACTAAACGATCATTTAACCTTAGTGATGTAAGTAACGAAATAGGTAAAATAGTTTTTACAGTTGTTAGCCTATTCTTTTGATTGAATAAGTTATTTATATATCCGAAATAATATGTTGCGTAAAGTGAGTTTGTAATAGGAACATCTAATAAACTTGAATTATCACTACCCCAATTTAATGAATAGTTTTGCGTATCAATTAACGCATCTTGTCCAAATGGTACATAAGTACTTACTGTAACATTACCAAATCCTGTTTGAAATTTAAACGTACAATCTGTTTCATCGTACTGATAAAGTAATACAGGTTTAGGAATGTATGGTTTAAAATCAGGTGCTTTAGTCATACAATAACCTACCTGTAAATCTGTTCCGGTAAACTTCTGCATTAACAAATTCTCAAATGGTACATCTACAACATACTCACCACCATCGTAAGGGAATACTTGGTTTAAACTTCCGTATTCTCTACCGAATAAATCAAAAAATTCTCTATTTAAAAATGATTCTGATTGCTGATGCTTAAACTCTATTTTTTTGTATAGCTTAATTCTTTCTACTTGAATATCTGTAACGTCTGTGAATGTCGTAATATCTACTACTGCACCTTTACCATACCAATCATCTAATGGCTCAATCTGATACGTTAAATCTTCTATACCATAGCAAGTACAATTAAATTCCTTTAGCACTCCTGTAAAGAAATCACTTACCAACATATCGGGAACTGCGTTTTGTAGGTTTACATTTGTTTCTAAACTTTGTAATGCTCCGTTTCCTACGTATGTAGTAATATTATTCTGAATACCACCAAAACCATCATCTCCAAACGAACTTATAGAATAAAATATATTTACTCTAATATCTACTTGCTGTGAAGCACGAACCCTCCAATCTAACAACTGCTGCAATCCACTTACGTTATCAAATGTAACAACATTACTATACGTTGTATTTCCTGTGCCTACAACTGTATTTATAACTTGACCTCCCGAAATAGTGTCTATGTAATATGTTGCTGCTGGTATAGATAAATTTGTTACTTGTATTGTTATTCTATGTTGCCCGATTGGATTTAATAACTCAGGTACAAAGTAAGCAATCTCTAAAAAGTTATCCGTAGTGTCAAAACCTCCACCTGTGGAACTTACAATATATACTACTTGTGTTTCTGTATTGGTATTTGGTAATTCTCGATTCTTTAAATATAAATAAACCTTTTCAAAACGTTCACTTTCTAAAAATGCACCCTCGAATGTCACACCATAAAAATTCTGTATCTCATCGAATATCCTTGCAACTTTTAACGCTGGGAATAAATCGTAATAGTTAACACTTCCAGCATTGGTTGAAATGTCTGTGCTTGTTGCATCACCATAACTCCATAATCTTGTAGATGTGATTAATGGATAACGTACATCATAATCTGTGCTACCATCCTCAATTCTCGCTTGTACTTCTGCTCCTGTATATTCGTGTTCGTATGCTGAATAATCTAAGATACTAAGTTTGTCGTTGCCGAATAAATCTTTAAGTGTTCTAACATCACCATAAAATGTAATTTGATAGCTTTCTACTGCTCCGTTTTTTAACTTTGCATTTTCCAACTGAATCTTACCGCTTCTAAATTGCAGTAAGTCTATTTCAATCTTTGCATCATGCCTTACTCTATAATCAAATGTACCATCTACATCGTTGTTATAAAAGTGTGTAAATATTCTGTTGTTATGTGGTGAAGCCGGAACATTAAAAGACTGTGAAAAATCCGTAAACACTTTGGAAATGTCGCTGATGTTTTGGATTGTAGAATTTACCTCAATCTTTTCATCATTGAATAACTCTATCCTTTGCCCCTCAATGTATATTTGTACACTTCTTTTCATTAAATAACAGAGTTAATTGTATCGTAAGCAAATTCAAAGTCTAAAGTATAATTAATTAAACTTTTGTTTATGTGTTTTAGTAACTCTTGACTTTTAGTGTTAAGTTTTGCTGGTTTATCGTTTATCAAAATACGCTCACTAAGCATCAATTGCCTTAATGTTTCGTTCCAATCTTGCGACACCCAACCGCTATTAACTTTTATCTGTTCTTTACCATTGGTGTTAAATGATTTTCTTTGCCCTTCTAACACATCATAGTTAACTAAATCTTCTTGCATTAGGTTGTAATCAATACTTTCAACGTTTAGTGTGTCTTGGCTTGCTTTAAAAAACCACTCTCTTTGCCATGCTCCGTACTTATTTACGAAATCGCATACTACTGTTTCATATTTACACTCCTCAATAGGTTTAAATATCCAGGAGAATAACAAGTTGTTACCTGAATCAAATATTTCTAATAAATTACCATTGTCGTAATAGTTTGGTGCTACTCTTACTATCTCATTAAATGCACCACTTATTAAACTTGCAGTTGTTTGTAAACCTGTGCTTAATTCTGTATATCTTCTGTAATCACCTGAGTTAATATACAAACGAATAAATCCAGCCCTTTCATTTGTGTTTGTGCTTGGATTAGAATTTTCAGCTAAATAATAATAATATGTTCCTGAATCTAAATGATAATCTCCTAAATCGTAATTATAACCATCGTTGTAATATCCATATCCATCAAAAGCAGTATAAGTTAATGTATCTAAAAGTGTGTAAGTTCCTGTAAATTTATAAGTCTTTATTACTACGTTTGCTCTTTGTGTTGGCTCAATAGAAGCAGTAACCAAACTGTAAGGGTTTTGTCGTGTTGGAAATGTAATATATTCACGTATTAATGGACTAACATTGTACGTTGTTTGCGTGTTGTTGCTTGCTGGAATAGGTTTGGTAAGTACATATTGTGGTTGTGCTGGCTGTGAACCTGTATTCCAAATAAATATCTCTACCTTACTTTCTGTTTGTCCTACTTCGTCTATCTCAATTATAAATGGACTGCGTGTAAATATGTTACTCATGGTTGTTTAATTATATCAATAAATTGTTTCTCTACATCTAAAGCGTATTTCTGTACTAAATCAGTAGGTAAATTTTTAAATGCTTTCTCGAATGGTTTGGTAAAAAATAAACTTGGTTTAATTCCTTTGTTGTATATTGACCTTGTGATTAACCACGCAGTTGAATCGTAACTCATAAACTGACCATTATCTCTGTTCTTAAATTGTATTCTGCGTTTCTTTACCCATTGGTTTATTCCTTCTGTAAGACCTCCTTTTCTACCTGTGCCACTACCAAACTTAAAAGGACTATTTGGTGCTTTAGCTTGGCTCTTTTTACCTTTAATACCTTTGTCTTGATATTCTCCGTATTCCTCCATACTAAAAAATATCTCTACTGAGTTAGGTAATTGTCTTGCACTACCTTTTAAACTATTGTAGAGTTTTCTATCAACGTTTTTTCTTTGACGTGTTAAGTTACTACGTGACTGACTTATTACGTAATCTCTAAACTCATTTAATGCTATTTGGTATTCATCAGCCATTAGCAGATAGTCATCTCATTAGGGGTTTGTAAATCAAATGTCATTGTCCATCCAGCTAAATTGTTTTCAAAACGTTCCTCAAATGGCTCATTACTTGCAGAACCTACCACCTGAATCATATCGTCAAATAAACTACCACTTTGTGCTTGCTTATAGCATCTGTTTAATATTGCTAAAGTAGTATTTAATACATCTTGCGTATTATCGTTGCCTTTGAACTTATCAACTGTTTCTACTTTGGAATAATCAACTATACCCATTGCAATAATAGATACGTTGTAAAGTATTGTGCTTCCTTCAAACGTTACAGAATTAACCATTATGTGTACTAATGGAAATATAGTCTGCTTGTTTAAATCTATCTTGTGCATACCTCCTTCCGAAATCTCATTTACTAATGGATCGTTTTGAAAGTGTGTTCTAAGGCTGTCTATAATATTGTAAAATGCTGTTGTCATTTCTTAAATTTACTAATTTCTATTTCTGTTTTATGCTTTTCAAATGCAAGGTAGGTAAGGCACTTTCTAAGTGATAACTCTGTGACTGCATCAAAGTTTCTAATATCTCCTTTAGCGAGTGCATAGATTGACTGATACCATCCCCATCGTTTAGCAAATTGTGCTTCTGCTGTGTACTCATCTCCTTCGCTTGATTCTCCAAATAAGTCGGGATAAGATTCACTAATTCCCTTCTTAAATTCCAAAAAAAAACCTTTGCGCCTAAAACAACATTCAATGGTGCAAAATTCATTACTTCATCATACTTTGCAGATGTTTCGTAAGGCTCAATGTTGTACTTATCTTTGTACTTTGTTGTGATAGGTCTGTACATTACTGCCATTGCTTTATTCAATGCTTTTTTGTCGAATAGATTAGATTCTAAATCCACAAACTCCCCTAAAGAAATATTCTCTAATTCAGGAATGAATCCAAACTCTACGTCTTTAATCTTGAATCGTTGGACAAATGGCGTTTTAGTTGTAAACATATTCTCAAAGTGCTGGACCAGGTCCACAACATCTGAATACTTCATCTTAACAATATCTTTTAACTCTATACCGCAGAATGTTTCTATCATCTTTTGCGCTACAAATTCATCATCGTTGCTATTCTCAGCTATTGAAATAAACTTTTGGTAAGATTTTAATGGAATCTCACTAAGTGATGTTGGTATTACTAATTCAAGCTTCATATTATTATAACCTTTTTGTTTTAAATTGTAGTTAGTAAACAAAGTATTGCCCTTTAGTAGGATTGTCTAACTGATATGATACTGCATAACGTATAGCATCCAATGCGTGGTTGTAGTTGTCTATTGGTGTTTCACTCTTTTTTTCAAGCCAGCAATAGTTATTAAGTTCTTTTATTACATCTGTACTTTCTGCATCTATTACTAAGTCGTAATCTTGTAGTAAAGCAATACCATAGGTAATACTTCCAGCACCTTTTATGGTTGGCTCAATATTTACACCCTTGCTTTTAATTTCGTTAATTAATCGTGGATCAGCAGAATCGGCAATTATTAAACCATCCTTTGCAAACTGCTTATCTAACTCTGCAATATTGCTTGATGTTAAATGTGTTCTGTAAATATGCTGCTTAATGTAGATTTTCTTATTGTCTTTATCTATGTTCGTTTCAATCAAAGTTGTAGGATCGTTTGAGAATCCGAAATCTTGACCGAATACTGAAATACTTGGATATTGGAACTCACCTATGCTCCAATTAGAATATATTACACCCTCTGCTTTATCTAACCACCCCCCTAAGATTTGATGTTCATACTTGGTTGGTCTGCGTTGTTTAATATCGTTGATTTGCCCTAAGTAGGATTCACTTAAGTTTTCAAGGTTATCTAAGTACGTTGTATGGATGTACGTTGTATCTCCCTTAACTATATTTGTTCCAGCTTGAATACCTTTTGATTCAAAGAAACGTTGGTAGATAAAATGCTCTTTTGTTGCTGGGTTTAAAATAAGTATTACCCTATTTTGTTTTAACTTATGACGTATAGATAAATCAATTTTATCGAATGTGTCCTCATCCGTCAACTCCTCTGCTTCATCCAATATCCAGGTTGTAACACCTTGCAAAGATTTTAAGTTTGCTGTTTGTGTTCCGCTACTTGTTTTAATACCCTTAAATATTATTTTACTACCTGTTTTAATATTTACTATCTCATCCTTTGTTATGTAGAAGTCTTCATACCTATTAATAAGTTCAATCTTTTCTATAAACTCAGGTATAATAGAAATGTGAGCAGATGTAAGTGTATAACGTGTAAATAATATTACGTGCCCTACTTCATAAGTAAGCATTAGAATAATAGAGTTTACAGAATACGATTTACCCGAACCCCTACCGCCTGTTACAATAAAGTACCTACTATCAGAACCAAGTAATTTATATTTATCATTTAGATTTACCAAAACCTAAAATATCTTTTAAGTAGAATCCTAAACCTTCACCATCCGTTGTAATATCAATTTCTTGTTTAGGTTTAACTATTGTGTATTCCATTAATAGTTGTGCAGCCTTAACATCTTTGTTAACTTTTGCTTTATCTACTAACATTCTTAAAACACTTTTTAGGTCTTCAGGTGTTATCTCATCGTTTATAACATCTCTGTATGGATTCATTCTTTTATCAACTCCCTTTGCTTTGGTAGAATGTCCTTTGTTTCCGTTATTTTTTCTTTTATCTTCCATATTCAAATAGAATCTAACTATTTAATTATTGCATATTACTATACTCATGTAACTTACATACTTTGTTCTAAAAATATAAGTGTACTCGAATATTGTCATTTGCATATTGTTTTATGTTTAAATGTAAGCCTATGCTCATTGTCTTTTAACTCGCTATTAAATATTACTGCAATGCCTTCGTAGTTTTCTAAAATATCTTTGTAATCATTCCCTACCTCAATATTAGTAAGTATGAAATCTTCATCTTTATTTTTAACTACTTGCTCTGCTATTTTATTTAATAAATACTCTTTCACTTACAAATAGTTTTATATCTGAATTGTGATACACTACCTGTATAAATCCATTGTCCGTTATCCTTAGAACATAAATCTGCTTGCGGTGTTGTGTTGTAGTCACTCATCCACATTACTTGCTCTTGTTGTGCGTTGTAATCTTTATACTCGTGTACTTCGTAGCAACTGCATTCTGTCTTCTGTGCTGGCTCTTTCTCGCAAGAGTTAAGGAATACTAATAATATTGCAAGTAGTGACGTTACGAGCAATATAAGTAAGTGCTGTTGGTTATTGTTAATATTCATTGTGTAGTTTTGTTAAACGATCAACCATTTCCTTTACGCAAGATACGCAAGTGCTCGCTTCTTGTTTCTCTTTGAATACTCTATTGCTAATTTTTAATAGTGCTAATTGTTCTGTTGGTTTAATTTGGTTTTTGTTTGCTCTACTAAAGAATGTTGTTAAGTAGTTATATTCATCCTCTGTTAAGCATAAAGGTTTTCTGTAAGGAAATAGTAAGTTAAGTTTTTCTTTTCGTTCCTGGCATCCGCAGTCTTCACCAGCAATAAATTTAACAAGTGCTTTTATTCCTGTTGCTTCTGTGAACTTCTCTATTGTATCTCCTAAACCTTGTGACTTTTTAGATTCAGCCATTTGTGCTGGTGTTCGTCTTGTTCTTTTTTGTGCCATAATTATTTTATTAATTCAAAATCGTTATTGATGTAATCTTCGTAATCTTCTCCTACTTCTTTTTTAACTATTGCTTTGTATTGCTTTATTGAGTTAGCAATGGATGATAAGCTAATAGTTGTTTCTTTTGCTATATCTCTTAAACTTAGTTCTGTATTAAAGTACAAGTTAAATAGTTTCTCATCGTACCAATTAAATTTGCTTACTAAATTATCTACCTTATCTATTATAACATCAAAACTTTGTTTTTGTATTGTGTCGCTTTGTTCTGCTACTAAAGTAATGTCTATTAATCTTTCGCATTTATATCGTGTTACTTCGTTTAAATATAGTCTGCGTAGTGTAAACCAAATATAGCCCTTGTTAACTTCTCCATCCGTAATTATCTTGCAAGGCTCAACGTACTTGTGTATCTTGAGATACATATCTTGCACTATATCTTCAGGCTCATTGCTTCCGAATGACTTAACAATAGTTACCCATTCCTTATGATGAATTGAAATATGTTTAAGCCATTCTGCATTCATGGGTGCTAATATACGAATTATTTTTTAAATTGATTCCATTTTAGCCATTCCCCTATCAATCGCATACTTTATGCTACTTAGGTTATTCTTGGCACTTGTTGTTGTTCTGTTCTTTTTCCCGTTGTGAGCGTTGTAAATACTTTCGTAGGTATCAATTAACCTTTGTAGTGATTCGTGACGAAAATAGACACGTTTATGCTCATTAAACAACTCGATACGTACTGCACCGAGTTGTCTGAAATATTGTATTAATTCCAGGTAGGTCAAAACGGAAGATCGGATTCTACGTTACCCACTCCTTTTTGCTCAGGTGCTGTTGTGAACACTCCTAACTTATCAATTTTCCACGCACTAAGACTAACAAAGTATTTAGTTTCTCCTTGTGGTGAATCCCACTTACGACCTTTGATATTTACCGATACATTCAACTCGTCACCTACGTTTATGCTATCTAATAAACTGCATTTGTCTTGTTCCAACTGAATAATTATAGGTTGTGGGAATTGGTCTGTCGTTTCAATTACAAATTCTCTCTTAGAAAATTTCTCACTAACTACTATCGTTTGTCCTTTAACGATTAGTTTTCCTTTTACTTCACTCATTTGTTTTTATATTTATTGATTATTTCCTTTACTTCGTCAATCGTGAATTTTCGAGTTACTTTTGATTCTTCACAAAGTTGATCGTATCTTTTTTGCCCTATCTTTTTTATTAAGTTTGTTTGGTAGTTTATTAAGTTTCCGCTTAAATATGTGTTGCAATGCTCGCATTGTAGATGGCAGTTATCTTCGTTAAATCTCACATTCCAATGATTGTTAGCATTAAAAAAGTGTCCGCAATTTTCTTTTTTTGGTGGCTTACCACAACTTATACAAGGTTGTCCTTTATCCCTTTCTCGAATCCATTTATTGAATACTATTTGAGCAATTTTAATATAATCTTGTAAAGTCATCAACTCCGCTTTCATTTTAGATTTAGTTTTAGCCCATTTTTTTGCCTTCTCTTGCTCTATAAATACTTTTAGGCATATTTCCTTAGTGCAATACTTTTGAAGGCTTGTATAAGGCTTAAATAACTCTTTGCAGTTTTTACACTTCTTTTGCTTAATCATCTTCTCTAAAGTTTAATTCTAATCCTATCCTATCTCCTAATTGAAAACTCCAAACTATTAACTCGTTTATTTCGTAGTAATCCATCTCGCAACAACTCTTAACTATTCCAGCGTTAAATTTAAGCATAAAATCTATTTCAGCAATAGAGTAAGCATCTGTTTTAATCAACTCTTTGTGTATTGACTTAAGTACATAACCTTTGTAAAATCTGATATAGTTGTTCGTTTCAAACATTATATTACATCAAATATATTCATTTGATTTGTTTTTTTTGCTTCGTATATTCCTAACGCAACCTCAAAGATAGTTTTTCCAGCTTCATAATCTACTAAGTTACGTGCCATTTTTCTTTTATCTTGTTTGCCTTTATATTTAGACAGATCAATCTCATGAAACCACTCTAAAAAAATTCTTTCTTCATTTATTTGTCCGCACATTTTTCCTTTTCCAATTTCTCTTTCATTTAAATCATTAGGTAAAGTAAAGTTACTCCAATATAAATGCCTACCTCGTTTCTGTGCAGCAATTAATGGCTCGTAATATGGTGTTACGTTTTCAACTATATATTTACCGGCAAAGTGATTATCTAAAAATATTATTTCCTCATATAATTTCATGTCGGGATATTCAGGAGTAAATGCTTCTGTGTTTTTTTGTGTTATCCTTACTTTTGAATGTGTTGGGCAAGGTGGACTGCTCCACACAAAATTAAACTCTTTGTAATGGTCAAGCAAATATTGATGCGCATCTGCAACAATTACAATATCATTTGGGAATCTTTCTTGGTATAATCTTGCAGCTTCAGGATCTAATTCCACCGCTATAACTTCCATATCAATTCCTTTAGCTTGTGCCACTTCATCCCATTTTAAACGATTACCACCAAGGCAAGCGTATAAGTTTAATACTTTGTATTTTTCCATAATTTTTTAATTTTAAAAAGGACAATCATCTATTTTTTCAAACTCATCAAATCCAAAGTTTTGTAATGCGCTTTGCTTTACTTCATGCTTAAAAGTCCAATCTGTTTTATCAGGACTTGCAGTCATTGAGTAATACCTTCCATTATCTTTGTCATACATAAAGTTTTCAGTAGCTGTTATTTCGCCTTGAAATTGATATTTTGTTTTTGTGTTCACAAAGGTAGTGAATCCACTTGTTTCGTTTGAATCAAATGTTCTATGAATTGTAAACCCATCATGAGTTTGGTTTCTAAAATCAGCAGTTCCACTTACATCGTAAAGCGTTGGCACTTCATACGTACCATCTGTTTTCTTTTGCATCTTTGTAGGGTGTGCTACTAAAAATATCAATACGTTATTCATCTGAGCAAATGATGTAAGTCTAGTTAAAACTTTTCTAATCAATTGTCTTTCCTCACCTTTTTCTGTAAACTCTAATTTATTGAAAGCATCTATAATAAAAATGTCAATACCAAAAGCAAACATCTGTTCTTTGAATTTATTGAATATCCAATCCCATGTAGGAAATTGTCCATTCTCACAACCTGTTAAATATATCTTTTCGTTTGCCCATTCTTTGTATCTTTCAATGTCGGATCGTTGCAGTCGATTATCTCCGAAGAATTTTTTACCTGTTACCTTTTCAATTAATCTGCTTTGATGTAATTCCATTGGACTATGCTCTGGACTAAAAAAACTTAGCTTCATATCGTTTTCATTGATTAGGTTTAATGCGTACCATTCGAGAAAACTAGATTTACCGTGTGAAGGTATACCCGTGATGGTTGTTAGATGTCCTCGCATCGTTGTCCAAATTTTATTCAAGTTTCCGAATGATGGATTTTTAATTGATAAAGTATTAGGCAATCCATTGTCGTACAATCTTAAAATATCATCATATAAATCATCAACTGAGAATGTGCCACCAACAGGAAAACGTTTTTTATTTTTTATCGTTTCTCTTAAAACTCCCGATTTTAAATCATCGTTTGCATCTTTACCTACAAACTCAATATACTCACATCTCCATCTACCTAATCTTTGAGCAATCTTTTCTCTTATTTCTACTCCTTTTGTGTCGTTGTCTGTTGCTATAATAAACTTTTTAGCATCTGAAATATACTTTTCTGAGTTAATCCAATAGTCATCATTGTCGTTTGCTCCGTTTGGAATACTTACACATGATTCTATTCCAACTTCATACATTGCCAAAACATCAAATTCACCTTCTACTATCCAAACATCATCACTTCCTATGCTTGAATTAATGTTATAAAGTATTGGTTTACCTCCTTTGCTTTGAGTGAATCCTTTTGTTGCAGAACGATATTTTTTATTTACTAACGTTTCACCTTCAAAATAATTAAATACAATGTTGTTTACTTCCTTTTGGTGCTTTGGTTGGTAAAATTTTTCCTCAGTAATTCCAAAGTGTATTAATGTTTCCTGTCTTATTGCTCTTTCTGTTTTAATCCATTTAACTAGATTATCTGAAAGTTTAGTAAAGTTTTGCCATGATTGATTTGGTAGTGTGTAGCTTGGATTATTTTCTTGCTTATCTCTAATTGATACACTTGTGCAGTAATGACAATTAGCCATTCCTTTATCATGATTAACTGATAGTGACTTATCATGTTTGTTTGTTCTAATATCAATACAAGCTGGACACTTAACCTTTTCCTGACCTCTATTTTTTTTGAACTCTATATCTGTCCATTCGATAAACTTTTTCATACTGATATTCTAGGGCTTGTAAATATAACTTCTTCTTTGATAAATGGCAATGTTTGTAATAATTTAGATTTCCAATTTTTAATCTTATTATCTTTGCCATCCTTCCAATCATTTTCAACCCATGATTCGTATTTGTATTTTAAATCTGTTTTACTAACTCTTTCTTTTTTTGTTAAGGCATATTCTAAAAAAATTTCAAATGAAGGTATATTTATATTATTTTCTTTATTATCATTATTAACTTTATTATCATTATTAACTTTATTATCATTATTATATTGTACCCCCCTAGCGTTTCCTTTGTGTTTCCCTTGCGTTTCTCTTACGATTCCCTTATGTTTCTCTATTGATTCTGAAAAGTGCTGATAACTATCATAATTCTCAATAGTTATAAGTGTTGTGCTATGTTTCCCTTTACCAATTACTTCACGTTTTATCATGTTTTCATTTACCAATAAATTAAAGAACGTATCCACCGCTTTTACTGACATATTAAACTCATGCGCCCACGATCTCATAGATAAACTAGATTGCCCTCTTTTAATCAAATACACTTTACCCCCAAGCAATAATCTACCATCTTTAAAATTAGTAACTAAAAGCATAAAAATCCATGCTTTAAAATACTGAGGATTATCTACAACCCAATGTTCTTTGATTCTTCTATGTATAGAAATAAATCCTTCCATAATATTATTAATTTAGTGAAATAAAAAAAGCACCCAAAATCCGCACCATCTCACCTGTGTTTCATTTGGATGCTCAATAACATCGTTAAGTTGATATGATGTGAGATGTCAACTACTTTTGCAAATATAGTAATTATTTTCTAATCTGTTGCAATTTTCCAAAAATATTCATCCCTTCCGTAACTACCTTTCATTTTCTCAGCAGTCATTTCTAATTTACCTTCTTTTGTTAAATCAGTTATAGCTCGTCTAATGCTTGTTAAAGGTGGATTCTTTCCTGTGCCTAATCTGTACTTACTTAAAGCCATTGAAGGGCTTAATTTAGCGTACTTTTGGAATAACTCCAATACTGCATCCTCTTGATTTTCTGCTTTAATAGAGTAATCATTTAATGTTACTCCGTTTTCTTGTGTCGTGTTGTGATACATAATCTTAATTATTAAAAATTTCTTTTGCAATACCTAAGTGAACCATATAAATATCTTGGTATTGTTGCCTTACTTCCTCTTGGTCTTCTTGCGTAACAAAGTTACCTAACTTATCCACTTCATTTATAAAGTCGTTTGTAGCTTTCTTTAGTGACTGCTTCCAAATGTTAGGAAATTCATCCTTTAAATCTTCTGCATAGTCACGCAGTAAAGGTAACATAGTGACTATAAATAATATTTTTTGCTCTTTTGTCATAATAACTCTAATTCGGATTTACTAAACTCTACTGCGTTAACATCGTATCCTTGTAACATTTGTAACTCTGTGAAGTAAGGCTCTTGTTTTGATCCGAGTGACACAGTACCAACTTCTTTAGAAAACACATCTTGATACTTTGAAAATGAATGGTGAATAGTTGAAACGCTGCACCTAAAATTATCTGCAATAGTTTTAATTTTTATACCAGCTTTTATAGCTAAATATACTTTCCTATGCCATTCAAAAGAACGTGTATATTGGTTTACTTTCATAGTATAATGTATAAAAATGCAACAAACGCTAAAGCCCAAATGACACACGCAAAGTATATCTCCATATTGCTATGCTCGTAGAAGTGTGTTTCTTTGAGGAACTTCACCTCATATCCTAAATCATTAATCTCGCTTATTACTCCGTAGCCCTTGCCACGTTTTCTAATTTTATCTCCTACTTTCATAATTTTAATATTTAATCGTGACATCCTCCAGAGTTACAACTCGAACCACCGCCAAAAAAGAAGTCTGTTTGTAACCCTAATTTTTTTATATTCTCATAACTTACATTATCTTTCCATCTGCTTTTTTTTGTTTCTTGGTTTGCGAACCATTGCATTTTTAAAGGCTCATCTTCAAAGTTTTTTCTTAGTTGTGGAATTTGTTTATGAAAACACCCAACACAATTTGAATCGTTTGGAAAAATCAATCCAGTTGTTTTTGACCATTTATAAATTTGGTAGTGTTCTACTTTATCTTTCACAAGTGGGTATTCTAATTCTCTATACTTTTCAACCTTCCATTTATTTCTACCATTTTTAGAAAATCCATTATGAAATTTAAAGTCAACATTCTCATAATTAACTCTATTTTCTTCGTCATATCTTATTCCTAACCTTGTTAAAACTATTTCTTTTATTTCATTCTTACAATATTCAGCAATAGGTTTAATTTTCATGTCAGTAGTACAAAATCTTGTTCTTTGGTTTGGTAAGAAATTCTTTCTTTTACTTAATACCTCTTCAAAAGTATCACCTATCAACCATTTTATTTCACGACCTATTAACTGCTCTAAATCTAATACAACTTTTAAAGTTAAATCACTTTCAACCGTAGCAATAAATTCTGTTCCTATTTTATCAGAAACTAATTTGATTAATCCTTTATCTTTTGGTGAGCAATTTTTATCTTCTATTCTCACTAAAGCAAATAAATTATAGTCTGCTGGGTAATGGTAAGCTAAATAAGCTGATGTTTTACCTCCACTAATACTATTTAAAGTTTTCATAATCTCTTACTTATTTCGTTCCAATACTCAAACCCCTCTTTTGTTTCCTCGAATATTATGCTATCGTGTAAAAACTCCTCAAAGGAATTATATTCTGTGTTCCAATTCTCAAACTTCCAATAGTCAAGGAATAAGACAAACTCAGATACTGGTAATTTTACTGACCATTCGTGCGCTCTCATAACTCTACAAGTTTTTCTAATTTTAACTTTTGCTCTAAAGTGTACTTCTTAGCCACTTTCTTTTGTTCTGCATGGTCTTTTATGAAAAGATAACAGAAAAGGACTAACACTAATACTATTAGCCCTTTTACTATGTGTTCGTGCTTAATCATTTTACTATTAAACTTTGTTTGCTGAATTTTACCACAGGTAACTCCAATACTTCGCCATCTTCGGTAACACTCATATTTCCACTTTGAGCATTTAAGTAAGCAAGTTTATACTTCTCCTTTGCCAACTTTAGTTTCTCCTCTAAATCGTCTATCTCTTTGATTCCTTTGTAGTCGAATGTCTTTGCTCCATCTCTTAACTCGAATTTCATTCCAGCTTTCTCAAATGACTTTGTGCCAAACTTTTCAGCTTCACTAATTGCCTCTGATTCAATAACTACTTTTGTTTTATCAAACATCTTACCCATCTTTTTGATTGTAGCAAATGCTTCTAATGGGTTTAACTCGTTTCCTTCCATTACTGCCCACTCGATAAAGTCTAAATACTTTTGTAGTGTTGGTAATGTTGTGTCTTTCATTACTTGGATGTCGAACTGCATTTCGTTCATTTCTTCCATTCTGTCTACGCTATATTCACTCATTTTATTTTGATTTTGATTGTTAATACTTGTTGATATAAATTACTTGGTCTTCTGTTAAGTCGTAATGTTCAAAAAAGAACTCCTTAGTTTTCTGTTTCGTTTTGATTAACTCACCAACTTTTGCTATTGCATCTGCTGGCAATGGCTTTTTAGTGATTGGTTGTGGCTTGCTTGCCATTTGCCCATCATCATCGTCTGCTTGCAATGATAATAAACTTTGTAACGTGTAACGTCTAAAGTAAGTTATAGCACTACCCATCTGCTGCGGATTTCCTGACGTTGGTAAGTCTATTGAACTTGTAACACTTTCTCCACTTTCAACATCTACTATCTCAGTAAACACCTTACCCTCTTTTATGGGTTGTAATAGAATTAAACTGTTTTCTAATAAGATTGGTTCAACCGCTTCAATTAAAGCGTTTAAATCCGCATAAGTGTTTTTAAAGTGCGGATTCTTTGCATTTTTCTTTACTACACCGATACTTTTTTTAGCTTCGTGTAGCTTTACATAAATTGATTTCATAATTTCTAAATTTTAATTACGTTGTAAAAGTAGTATGAAGGTTTTAATTATGCAAGTGTTTTTGTAGTTTAGAATGATTCTAAATTAGAAGGGGCAATCTGCCACATCCAAAACTTCAATGTTCCAATCTACTTTAGTGGTGAGTTTTTCGATTCTGTTTATCGTAACTTTATTACGTTGCAAATTGTAGCACGTTGTTAATCCGATAACAATAGGTTTGATTAGTTTTAAATCGTAGTTTCTGAGGTTACGGTTAAATGGGAGTCTGTAAAGTTGTTTTTTATTCCAACCGTACCTAACTCCCATGTAAATAAAACCGTGTTTAAATTGCATTGTGTAAATATTTTTAGTAGTGTTTGTTGGTGTCTTTACACATTACTTACGTCAATAAAGTAGTTATAAGCAAGCTGCTACGTTCCTGCTTCGTTTGACAATTCCGTTTCAAAAGAATTAAAAAAAAAGCCCACCGCACTCTTTAATACGAGTTTCAGCTATTTTACAATATTCTTCTGTTATTTCACTTCCAATATATTTTCTACCTAATTTACTTGCTACTAATCCAGTCGTTCCGCTTCCCATAAAAGGGTCGTAAATCAATGCTTCTTTTTCTGAAAAAGCGTTTATCAAATCAAATGGTAGTTGTTCAGGGAAAATTGCACCGTGAACATCAGATACTTTCTTGCCTCTGCCAATTCTCAAAATATTATTCATTTCACCTCTTTTGAATTTAGCGTTTTGTATTGCTCTGCCTGCTCTTTTATCATCTTCTAATATCAATACCATTTCATAGCAGCTATTTAAAACCATTCCGTGCATTGCAGGCTGTCCGCTTCCTTTATCCCAAATGATAATATCCTTAATATCCTTGTTAAAGTCGCCAATGATTTTAAAAAACGCTTCCTTGCTTCCTGTTACTATTTGAAAGTTATAACAAACAATTTTCGATACTCTCAATAGTTCAGTCAATACGCTGCTATGAAATTCGTAAAAATCATTTATCGGTAAGGCATCGTCAAAATGCTTATACTTCTTGCTAAAATGTTCGCTTTTCTCTCTTGTGGTGTATTGTCCGTTCCTTATCCTTGTTCGCATATTGTAAGGTGGTGAAGTAACTACTAAGTCCACAAACTTATCAGGCATTTTAGCCATCGTATCAAGGCAATTCTCGTTATATATTTTATTTATTTCCATCCCTTCTTTTTTTTTAATTCTTTTGTTTAGTGCTTCGATTTGAGTTTAGTTGTTAATTAACCGCAGCCAGCTTATGACAACGTATAGGCGGCATTAAAACGACCGCCTATACGCAGCCGTTACCTGCAAGTGCTACATCCGTTCTTCGATTTAACATTTTCGTTAGAAAAGAATTAAAAAGCCACCGCACTTTTAGGATAAGGTAATATTGCATATTTTAGTTTTTTAAGTAACTCATTTTTTCTTCGTTTATCAGCGTTAAAGTAAATGTATCTATGTTTCAAACTGCTGTAATATTCTTCAACATATTCTTCTCCATATAGCTCTATTATTTTTGCTTTTGGCATTCGTTCCCTTCTCCTGTATTCTGTTCCGCCTTCGTTATTTGAATTATCTTTAATCCTAAAATATCTTTGCTTTTTACTTTCACCACAATAAAGCCAATTAGTTGCTTGGTAAATATAGCCAATATGTCCTTGTTCCGTATCTGCAAATGATACAATAATTTCAAATGTGCATTGCTTTATTGCTCTTGAAGTAAACCAACTTTCTGTGTTTTTAGGCATCGTATCGCAAACCCATAATCTATTAAATTCTATTACGTTTTTACTTTCATCCTTACCTGCAATCCCTTCACATAATGTATAGGATGATGGTTTGCCAAATACGATAACTCCGACTAATTCATTTTCTTTAAACAAGCCAAAAGCAATAGAACAAGGGCATTTTCTATGTAAGTAATGTTTTTCAAGAATAACATTCATAGCAGTTTTATAATCAATTTGTTTTACTTCTAAATTTTCCATCGCTTTTTTTAATTCTTTTCTTTCGTTCTTCGTATTAAAGTTTATCCTAAAATAACCGCACCAGCAGGTAACACCACCTATACGCAAGTTTTGTGAAAAACAAAACCTGACGTATAGCCGCAACCGTTATAGTCGATAGCTTAGTTTCTCGTTCCAATACTGTTTATCGTATGAAAAAGAAATAAAAAGCCATCGCACTACACTTTACACTTGATACTTTAGGTGTAAAGTGTTGAGTGGAATTATTAAAATTCCAAAATTCCACTTTGAAAATTAAAGTGTTGATAATTAATTCTTTATAGGTTTTCAAAATTCCACTCACTTTCTATCTAATATTTTTGAAATAATTTTTTTACGTTGTATGTCTTGTAAATTCAATACTTTGGTATCTTTTTTTGAAATGAATTTTAAATTTACTTTACTTTTTTTAAACTGTTCAGAATTTCCGATTGGTTCAACTTGTAAAGATTCCTTATTTGTTGGCTCAGATTTATTTCTAAGCAACCATTCTATTAGCTCCGTTCTTTTAAAATACAATTTCTTACCTGTTGGTTTGTAATAAGGTATTTGTTTTGAACTTGTCATTTTATATAAATGTGAGTTTGATAATTCCAAAAATATACACGCTTCATAAAAATTAAAAACATCTTTAGTTCTAATACTAATTAATTTATTTTGGACTTGAATTTTATCTAATTTTAGATTTATTTCTTCCAACGCTTTTTTTATTTCTTTTTCCATTTTTCGTTCTAATTAAATTTATTCTTTAAAGTCGCTACCAGACTATAACAGCAAGTAAGCACCATTAAAACGGATGCCTACTTGCGTTCCGTTATGTTCCATTGAAACGGAAACATAACAGCAAGTAAGCAAAAGTTTTATAAATTTTCTTCCCATCGCTCAAAGAAGAACTTAATGGGCTTATTGCTTTCTTCAATCATTTTGTAATCAAGTGCCATTCTATAATTTGAACTATCTCTTTTAAGTCGTATAAGCTGTTGCTGTATCTCGTTTCTAAATCCTTCAATAGTAAAAGTTCCTTTCCACCTGTTACATCTCGCACAACTTGGATTAAAGTTTTCTAACTCATGTTTACCCTTGGTAACTCCGTATGAATTATTTTCCTCGCAATTATGCCAATGTGCTTCAATATGGTCAACTTGCAACTGCTTATACTCTAATTCAGTACCACAATAAGCACATCGTTTATCGTACTTATTCCAAACTTTTTCTCTTGTTTCTTTATTTATGTATGCCATCGCTCAAAAATTTGTAAAACCTTCGCCTACTTACGCTCCGTTATGTTCCATTGAAACGGAAACATAACACATTCTAATCAACCTCATTGTTAACTCTTGGCAACCATCCACTATAAGCAATCAAAGTATAAGGTTTCCAATTAACAACGCTTGCACAATGCTTAAAATTACATCGTTGATCAACCATTGCGATATAGTTCATCTTGTTTCTAAAGGTCGGATTCAACCCGTTTACCTTGTTTTTCTTTCTTAGTCTATTTGCGTTCATAACTCATCATTTGCGTTTTCAACTTGACTATCAATGTAGTCTTTAATTTTATTACATATTTCCTTACCTAAATCGGCTTTTAGCTGTTCAATGGAGTAATACGTTAACTTTCCAATTTTAATGCAACAGAATGAGGCTATGTAGCTAGAAACGTCTTGCGTATCACAGTTGTAATAGTCTACTGTGGTTTCAAATTCGTTTTCCGTTTCAACCTCCATTTTGTACTGGTGTTCTACCTCCTCATCGTTTACATCCCACGTAAAAGATAAAACACCATCTTCTACCATCCATTGAGTCGAATTAATATCATACGTTACGTGTTCTTTGATTAACTCCTCGTTACCTTGTGCCTCAATAAATGCGTGTGCTTTGTAAGGGGTAATTAGATTGTTTACTTTAAATGCTTTCATAACTTACAATTTATTATAATAACCTCTTAACCTTGCGCCAATCTCTAAATTCAACTTAGCACGTTGTTCGTGCCACTCGCTTACATCTTGTGGTAACTTTGGGTGATTAATAAAAAACTTGTGACGTTTAGCTAATTCCTCAGCTTTCTGTGCCATCATTAAAAGTGAATACTTTTTCTCGCTTGGATGAATGTAAACGTTTACAATATCCGCTTGTTTTTCTCTTTGTTCTGTGAAGAAACTCATATCTTTATATTTTAATTACGATTCAAAAGTAGTACTTTTTTTGTAACTACCAAATTTTTTCGCTAATATAGAATCATTCTAAATAAAAAAAGTCCTGAACTCGTTTGCTCAGGACTTAATCGTAATCAAAATTAAAAATTTAGAATTGCAAATATAGTAATTATTCTGCTATTTCAAAGTGCATCCCGAAAATAGGTCTTTTATTTTTTATGGACCATGATACAGATGAATAACTTATTTTTAATTTTCTGCCAGCTTCACTCATTGATTCATAAATAATACCACTTTCAATACACCTTACTTTTTTACTTCTATTGTGGTCCACACCAAACATATTTTTATAATGTAAAGGTTTATATTTCTTTAAACCGATATCATACATATGTTTCATATTATGACTTTTAGTACACCACTCTAAATTATCTAAACTATTATTTAATTTATTCCCATCTTTATGGTTTATTTGATTTAGTTTAGAATCAATATTATTTATAAAGCAAAAAGCTAAAGCCCTGTGTACAAAATAACCTTTGTTCTTTATATTTAAAAACTTATAGCCACTATTTGAAATAGCTTGTTTCAATACCTTACCTTTAGGCGAAATAATTTCACCAAATTCATTTATTAAATACCCTATTGGTAAATAATTAGATTGTTTATAATTTTCCATACTTATATTTTTATACAAATATAGTAAAAATAATCAATTTAACAATGCATTTAGGTTATTATTTTATAATACTTAAAATATTGATTATCAACTACCTATCTCGAAATGCATCCAATCCATATTCTTTTCTCTACCTAAAGAAATAAATCCATGCTTGTAAAAAATGTCAATCATAGCCTTGTATTCAGGTCTTGCAAATCTTGCTGTCTTACTTGTTTCTTTAAGTTGGTTTCTTTGTGGATCCAAATCAATTGCAACACCCCACGAATGTCTGCTTAACTTTGTACCGCCACGCATTAAACGAAAATTAAAACAACCGCCATACTTATTTATTCCTAACTCTTGTATTTTCTCGATTCCGTAAACTGCTAAAATCTCATTGAATACTGCTAAGAATTTATCAGCTACTTTAATGTTGCATCTCATTTTAGTTACCTTTTGCCCATCGTAAATAAATGGATAAGGTAGAGTTATAGTTTTTAAGTATCCTGTGCCGTTTGGATTCGCAACCCCGTACTTAGCGTTTAATTGTTCTGTCGTTAACATAATCTACTTGTTTAATAATGTAATCAATACCTTGCTGGATTCTATTATTCTTTTCGCTATTGCAGTCAACCACTTGCTTACGCAAACTTTCAACCTCAGTAATAATATACTTGTTCTGCTCCATATAAGCACCCCAAAGAACGTACAAACCTATTGCCAGGATTGAACCCTTAACTGTATCTTTTATCAAATACTCAGTACGCATTTGTTTCTTTACATCGTTTTGCTCGTCTATACTCATTTTTCCTCAGTATCTTCAACTTTTAACGCATTCTTTGAAGCAGAAACACCACAAATGATTCCACCGATTGTTAGTGCTAATATCCCAATAGGATTTACAACTAAACCGCTTAGTGCTATTGCTCCCAATACTGCACCTACTGTTGTTTTTACTTGACCTGATACTCTGTTTTTTTTCGAGGTCTTAGATTTTATTCTGTCAATTAGTTTCATGCTTCTAATTCTGTTTCGCCTGTCCATGATTGGTTGTAACATTCACCCCATCCACTCGCATCAACACCCTCAGTAACTCTATTAAATGTGTCTTCAGTAAAGCGTATTGCTCCATCTTCAGTTGCACGTAGTGATTCTGCTGCTGTTTCTCCCCATCCTATGGATGTATTAACTTTACCCCAACCTATGGAATTAGCCATTAATAATTAATTTAGTTATTTCTTTATCTAAAGTGATATTACTATTTATATCTACTGCGTTGTAGTCGCAAATAGTATAAATAATATCGTTTATTCTTTGCTCTATTAATACTTTTTCAGTCATCAATACTCTTAGCCTCTCTTGGCTTGCTTGCGTTAACTCAATTTCCATTATGAACGTGGTGTAGATGGATCGTTTTGTGCTAAATCTAAGTTAACCATGCCTAAGATAGCTAAACCTAATTCTGAAGACTTCCAAAAAGCATAATCTCTGTTATACTCTTTCAATTCTCTTGACACCTCTACATCATCAATTTCAGTTACTTCGTAGTAACCTACTCTTAACGATTCTTTACTTTCAGATGCTCTTAACGATTCAAACACCCTACTTATTTTTACTTGCTTTTCAGCGTTTACAACTTCTATCATTTTATGCTATTTTTATTGTTCCTGAATCATTCCATAAATCACCAGCAGCTAATCCAACGGATGATGTAGGTAGTGATGGCATATTTACTCTACCACTATCTTTTAATTGCAATATAGTTATAGTATCTGCGTAGTTTTTAAAGTCACATAATCCATTTGATAATATAGACTGTTTGTTTGTTGCATCCATTGACTGTGACCATAAAGAGTAAGTACCTGAAGATTTAAAATGCCCTCCTCTCCCTGTTGTTGATATACCTTCTACTGCTGTAAAAGTTGAAGATAAAGCATAAACTGCTCTATTACTTGAAGATACTGCATAAACTCCTATTTCATCTGAAGCATCAAAATATCCAGCATATAAACCTGTACCCGCACTTACATAAAACCTTGCACCAGCATTAGGTGCTGAATTAATACCTACCTTTGAGTTTATTCTAAATGCTAAAACATCATCAAATGTAATACTATAACCATCTCCATCGTGTGTTCTACTACTTGTAAGTGTTAAATTTGTATTTGCAAAGTTAGCACTACTTACTGCGCCTGTAATCTGTGCACCTGTAATGTACCTTGTATTGTACAATCCACCACCAGCATCTACTGAAACTTCAATTAAATCTGTACTTTGTAAGTTACTTCCCTTTGCTGTTAACTCGCTTATCCTTTTCTCTGCCATTTTCTATCTTCTTTAAATATAACTCTAATTTGACAATATTGTCTTGTTTTGGCTTGTACTTTTTTATATTACCCATCCTCCTAAAAAATTATCTGAACTTGGACTAACTTCACCATTATTTGTTGCTTGGTTGTACTCAGGAAAATCCGTAGAGTTAGCGCACATAAAATCTAAAAATCTCTGTGTGTAATGTTGTGCTAAATCTCTTTGCTTCTCAATTAAAAAATCTACCTCAATTTTACTAACGTTTTCTGCGTTCTCGCTTCCGTGTTTGTAAACTCCTTTGTTAGCTATTGTATAAGCACTAAAAGGTAAATATTCAACCATAGCCCAATGTATTAGCATCCACTTTACGTGATCGTTTACTAAGTCTAAATAAGGATTCGCTAAAGTATTTGCTTCTACCTCAGTTTTGATTTTTTCAAGTAGCAAAGTTCCTAAATAGTTTTGTATGTGAATGTCTTGTGCAATCTTAATAAATTGAATGAATTTATCAGTATCTACATTACCATTTACTGCTGTGTATTTAACTAAGTCTGCTCTTGTTATAAGTAGTACCTCTGCCATTATTGAAATCTTTTGTTAGTTGGTAAAAAGCCATTAAAAGGTAAATTCTTTGGTTGTATAGATACCTCGAATGG